CCCACCTCCATCACCCAGCCGGCCCCGCCCCCGACGCCACCGACGCCACCTCCCACCCCGGCAGCCCCGCCGCCCACGGCCGAGGCTCCCGCCGCTCCCGCCCTGGTGCAGTGAGCGGCGTCCCGAGCCCGTGCCCGTGCTGCGGGGCGTACTCCCTGACCCCACAGCGGGAGACGGTGGCGCTGCTGGCGGTCTGCGACGTGCTGGTGGTCAAGGCGCTGGAGAAGGTGGGCTACTGGATCGTGCGGGCGGCACGGGAGCGCCACCGCGTGATGGGCGCGCGTCCCTACTACCTGGCCCACACGCTGTACCCGGTGCCGGACGAGATCGTGGACAAGGCGCTGCGCGGGGCGTGGGACGTCGTGCCGGCCATGCTCGACACCCACGGCTGCTGCGAGGTGACGTCCCGTCAGGTGACCGAGCTGCTCGACTCCTACGTCCACGACCTGGTGATCACCGGCACGGCCCACACCCAGCACGAGATCCACTACCGCTTCACCTCCCGCCTGGGCATCGGAGAGGCGGTGACCACCCATGACGACCACGACCATGACCACGCCCCTGCTCTCGGCTGAGTCGCTCACCCAGCGCGACGCGGCGCACGACGCCCGGCAGTCACTCGAGGACTCCCTGCTCCACGTGCTCACCACTGCCACCGCCACCTACCTGCAGGAGGTCACCAGCCACGACACCCTCGGCGCTGCGGTCGCGTCGTGGTCCACCACTGTCGTGGAGGCCGTGCTCGACCACCTCACCCCGCTCGCCACGCCTGACTACCTCGCCGAGCTGAAGACCCGCCTGGTGATGGACCCCGGCCCGCTCGACGTGCTCAACGCCGCCACCACGCTCACCGCCGCAGCCGGCGACGCGAAGGCCGTGCTGCAGTCGGCGGCGGAGCGCATCGCCCGCACCGAGGCGACCCGGGCCTACAACGCCAACGCGCTGGACCGCATGACCGGTCTAGGGGTGGTCGAGAAGGAGTGGGTCAGCCAGCGGGACAAGGCGGTGCGCCGCACGCACTCCGACGCGGACGGGCAGCGCGTCCCGCTCGGCGCGTCCTTCAACGTCGGCGGCTTCCTGCTGCGCTACCCCGGCGACCACCTGGGCCCGTACGGGGAGACGGTGAACTGCCGCTGCGTGATCATCACGCCCGACGACGTCGCCCCCTTGACGGCCCAGGTCCGTCCCTACGAGCTCAGTCCCACGTCCAAGCGCATGGTCACGATGACCGAGGCTGCTCTGCAAGACCGTGAGATCGGCGGGGTGTTCGGCCTGCCTGCGATGCGGCGTGGCATCGACTGGGCCCGCAAGCGGATCACCGACACCACCCGGGTGAAGGTGACCCAGACGTTCCCGGGCTTCACCAAGATGCTGGCCGACGGCAAGATGCGCACCATCCACGAGGGAGCGAAGACCTCCCGGAGCATCGATGCGAGCCAGTACCTGGCGATGCGGTCGAACTACGAGCGTCGCGTGATGGGCGTGCCTGCCGGCGAGGGGCCGGTGTACGGCTGGGTGGAGGCGGGCAACGTGGCCGATGTCGACAGCTACGGCCCGTTCACCCTCGTGCTCAAGCCCCACACCCGGCCGCGCACCTCGGTCAGCTTCGGGGACTCGATGGACGAGAGCCTGGCCCCGATCTGGATGGACGACGTGGCTGATGCCAGCCAGGAGCGCATCTTCGAGGCGTCGAGCACGCTGATCGCCGACGAGCACTTCCCGAGCCGCTACAACCTGCTGGGCTACGTCGAGGCGCAGGTGCATGGTGGGGTGACGCTGGATGACATCGCCGAGATCATCACGACCGAGAGGTGGTGGTCCAGCCTCGGCTCCTCCCAGAAGGAGAAGATCGCCCAGCTCGGCGTCAAGGTGACGCTGTTCAAGGACGGCGCGAAGGTGGCTCGTTTCAAGGAGATGAACCGATGACGCTGGAGGAGGCGGTGCGACGGGCTGCGCCTGTCGATGAGGCAACTCCCGTCGAGCTGCCCTCGGGGAGGGTGGTTCCTTTCGCCACCGTGATCGCGATGACCAACGGCGAGGCGCTGGACTGGGTGGTCCCGGCGAGTAGCCTGCCCCCAGAGAAGGAGCAGCCATGAACCGACTCACGTCCCTGTGCACGACCTACTCCCTGATCGTGGAGGACGCGCTCACCGCCGCCGGGTGCCTGCCCTGCCAGGAGCGCGCGGCGCACTCCGCCAGCACGGGCACGACGCTGGCACTCGTAGCCACTCCAGGGGACGCCGACCATGCCGATCCCACCCCCACGGCCAGCGACGAGGACAGTCCCCTCTCCTCCCGCTGGTCGGGCGTGGTCGGCGTCGAGGGGGAGGTCACCGGCGACGGCCGGCTGATCGAGCCCAACGCGCTGCGCTGGGAGACCCCGATGCCGCTGCGCTACGTCTCGGCAGACGTGGGAGGGCACGAGGGCGCGGTCGTGGTCGGCACCATCGAGTCGCTGTCCCGCACCGAGGGCGGCCAGATCGCCGGCTCCGGCACCTTCGACCTGGAGTCCGACGCGGGCCGGGAGGCGAGCCGGCTGGTCTCCAAGCACCTGATGAACGGCATCTCGATGGACCTGGACGACGTGTCGTTCGAGGTGCGGGTCAAGAGCGAGCTGGTCGACGCCACCCTCGACCCGTTCGACCCGGCGGGCATGTCGGTCAACGACGACGGCACGACGACGGTGATGGAGCTCAAGCCGGACGACGAGGTGATGATCACCACCGACGGCCGCATCCGGGCCGCCACGCTGGTCGCCATCCCCGCCTTCGCCGGTGCCACCATCGAGGTCGACGACTCCCCAACGGACTTGGAGCCCGAGGCTGACGCTCCAAGCGAGAAGCCCGAGGCTCAGCCTCTCGTGGCTTCGGCTGCCCCGGTCGCCCCTCCGGCGGCCTGGTTCGAGGACCCGCACCTCCCATCGGCCACCGCGTTGACGGTGACCGAGGAGGGGCGGGTCTTCGGACACCTCGCGCTGTGGGGCACCTGCCACCTGTCCCACACGGCACGGGGCAAGTGCATCACCCCGCCGCACTCCCGCTCCGGCTACGCGCACTTCCGGGTCGGCGCGGTGCGAACCGCTGAGGGCCACGACGTCGCCGTCGGGCACCTCACCCTCGACACGCGGCACCCGGACCTCGGCCTGAACGCTGTGCAGGCACTCGCCCACTACGACCACACCGGATTTGCTGTCTCCGACGTGGCGGTGGGAGAGGACAGCATCGGCATCTGGGTAGCCGGGGCCCTGCGTCCCCAGGCCACCCCGGAGCAGGTCCGGGTGCTGCGTGCCTCACCCATCTCGGGTGACTGGCGGGAGATGGGCACCGGCCTCGAGCTGGTGGCCGCGCTGTGCGTGAACGTGCCGGGCTTCCCGGTCCCGCGCCCGCAGGGACTGGTGGCCGACGGGTCCACCCGCAGCCTCGTGGCTGCCGGGATGCTGCCCCCGGAGCGGGTCATCACACCGGGCACCGACGGGGCCCTGTCCACCGACGACCTCCGCTACCTCAAGCGCCTGGCGGCGCGCGAGCGTGCCACGACCGCTGCCAAGGTCAAGGCGTTCGCCCTCAAGCGGCGTGTCGAGAAGACGCGCCTGCCCGTCCTCACCGGCTAGGAGACCGAGATGGGATGCAACTGCGGCGGCAAGAAGCCGACGAGCACCAGAACCACGAAGCCCCCGACCACCGGCACCACCCAGCAGTTCACGCTGACCACCACCAGCGGCCGCGTGCAGTCCTTCGGCTCCCGGCTGGAGGCCGAGGCCGCGCGGGTGCGCGACGGCGGAGGGTCCATCACCATCGCCGTGCTCCATGCCTAGCCGGCCGATGCCGCCCTACTACGTCTACCCGCGACCGCACCCGACGACCGGGCTGCCGGTGGAGCGCCGCCTGGTGCTGTCGACCCACACCCCGGAGGAGCGCGTGTTCGAGGACAACGACCCCGACGCCACGGTGGAGGTCGCGAGCGACGAGCGCGCCTGGGACTACCCGCTCGCCACCGTGCTGCTCATCGTCGGAGGCGTGGTGCTGCTCGCCGGCCCCGCCGTGGTGATCGGGCTGTGGCGCTGGGCGTTCTCGTGAGCGTCCCGAAGGAGTACGCCAAGGTCGGACGCGACGGCTGCACGATCGCTGCCCGCCTGGACCAGATCCTCGACATCGCCACGTTCGCCCTGGGCCGCGACTTCCGGGTGACCCAGGGCTCCTACACCGGCTCGGTCGACCAGTCCGGCGGCACCCACGACGGCGGTGGGGCGGTGGACATCTCCGTCCTCAACCCCGAGCTGTCCTCCGCCGAGCGCGACGACCTCGTGCTGGTCCTGCGCGAGCTCGGCTGCGCGGCGTGGCTGCGCTCCCCGGCACAGGGCGACTGGCCCTACCACATCCACGCCATCGACTCCGGGGCGACCGACGCCTCGGGCCAGGCCAAGGGCCAGGTGCAGGACTACAACGCAGGCAAGAACGGGCTCGCCTCGGGCGGGCAGGACGACGGCCCGGAGGGCAGCCCACGCCCGCTGGTCCCCTACAACTACGCGGAGGACGGCATGGTCGAGGTCACGCTGGCCCAGAAGAGCATCAACGCCATCGCGAAGGCGGTGGTGGAGCAGGCCGTCCCACCGACGCAGTTCGTCAAGGACGTCTACAAGCAGCTGAAGAAGCCCGCTCCGGAGCCGCGCGACGTCGGCGACCTGCTCTACAACACCGCCGCCCGCTCGGAGCGCATCGAGACGCTCGGCGTGCCGCTGAAGGACTGAGGGTAGGAGGAGATCATGCAGCCCAACGGCTACTGGCTCATGTGGATCATCGCGCTCGTGCTGCTCGTGCTCATCTTCCTCACCGTGGCGGACGTGCTGACCTGGGACTAGCCCTACCTTGAGTGAGTGCGCCTCTCACTGGGCTACGACGACGAGGACGACGCCACCGCGCACGGTGAGGCAGGCCACGCTCGTCGGCGCTGCGTGAAGTGCTGGCTCCTCGTGATCGTCCTGTCGTTCATCACGCTCGGGCTGCTCAGCGTGCTGGTGCTGCTGGTGACGGCCGGGCTCCTCACGGACTAGCGTGCGTGCCATGACCTACCGCCGACGTAAGCGCCGCCTGCCGCCACGTCCCGAGGTGCACGCAGCCTCCTCCGAGCTCATCCCGATCTACGACGCGCTGGTCTCAGTCCTCACGGCAGAGCAGACCTACCGCAACAGCCTCGTCGCGGAGGTCGCGGACCTGACGGCCCAGCTCGCTGAGTGCGGCGACCAGGTGCCGCCGAACCCGCCGGAGGGCACCGGGCGCACCGGCTTCGGCTACTACCAGCAGGGGACGGACCTGGAGGCCATCTACGGGCCGCAGGAGGACCGCTGGAACCGGGAGATCGACCGGATCGTCTGCTTCACGCCCAACGCGCAGGACTGGAACGGCCTCGCCATGCAGGCGTGGTGGCTGGAGGACTTCGGGGAGCCGGCCAGTCGGTGGGCCGCCGACTACGGCACGGTCGTGTCCCTCCAGCTCGTGCCGCAGGGCGAGTCGGTGACCAGCGCCACCTCCTCGGAGGTCTTCAACGCCTACAAGGGCATCGGGCAGGCCCTGGTCGGAGCCGGGCTGCACCGCGCGATCCTGCGCATCGGGTGGGAGCACACCGGCACGTGGTACCCGTGGTCCTCGGTGGGCAAGGAGACGGCGTTTCGCGACCGCTACAAGGACGCGGTGAACGGCGCGCGCTCGGCTGCCGGGCAGGAGTTCCTCTTCGACTGGAACCACGCGGGCGGCAAGCCGCTGAACCTCGACGCCTTCCCCGGCAACTACTACGTCGACGTGGTGAGCGTCGACCTCTACGACGCGCCGGGGCTGGCGCTGGACAAGCAGAGGGCCGAGCTGGACAAGATCCGCGACATCGCTGCCGACAACGGCGTGGCGTGGGCGATCCCGGAGTGGGGCCTGTGGGGTAAGGAGAACACCGGCTACACCAACCAGATGACGGACTACATCAGCGAGCACAAGCCGCTCTACCAGGGCTACTTCGACGTGTCGTCGTCCTCCGACCACCGCCTCTCGCTCTACCCGGCGTCGGAGGAGATCTTCGGGGACTGGGCCCCGACCGCGCCGTGAGCGAGACGACCACCGACGGCGAGACGATCGACACCGACGGACAGACGCAGAGCTTCGAGGCCGTGGTCGACGGCGTGCACGTGCCGGGCTGCAACGACCGGTGCGACGAGTCCAGCCACTGGATGTCGAACGCCGACGTCGACCAGCCGGCGGCAAGGCTTGAGCCGGGAGCGCCACCGGCCGAGGACTGATGCTGGGCGCGCGGCGGTGCTACTCTGCGCCTGGATACACCGAGATGGCAGCAGGGCCTTCGGTCGTGGTTTGACCCGACCAGGAGGCCAAGATGTCCAACACGCGCCGTCGCACCACCCACCGCTCCTTCGCCTCGCTGCTCACCGAGTACGCCGCAGGCGACGAGTTCGTCATCCCCGAGGACCTGACCAGCCTGTCCGACGAGGACCTGGCAGCCCTGCAGGAGGAGGCGGTCAGCAACTTCGACGCGCTCTACGGCGACGGCTCGGGTCTGTCCGAGGCCGACGTCGAGGCGCTGTCGGGACTCACGGCGGGCATCGAGGCGATCAACGCCGAGGTCTCCACCCGCGCGGAGGCCACGGCCGCCCGCGAGACGGCAGCCGCCGAGCTCGCCAACCGGATCCGCCCGCCGGCGGCCGAGGCTGAGGTGCCGGTCGAGCCCGTGGAGGACCCGCCCGCAGACGACGACGGCGAGGACGACGGCGAGGGCGAGCCCGCTCCGGGCGACGGCGAGCCCGCCGCGCCCACCGCCATCACCCCGGCCACTCCCGAGGCCATCGCCGCCAGCGGGCGTGGTGACATCCGCGTCAACCTCTCCGGGGTGCGCTCGCGCAGCCGGACGCACCGCCCGGTCGCCACGGTCGCCCCGCGCACCATGCGCGACCTCGTCTTCGCCGCCGGCGAGGGCTCGGTCGTCGCGGCGGGCACCGGCATCGAGTGGGACCAGATCGGCCGGATCATGGAGCGCCGGCTGCAGGGCTACAGCCACTCGACCTACGACGCGGCGAAGCGCGCCGGTCGCCACATGCGCCAGCAGTTCGGCGTGCTCTCGATCACCAAGCCCTTCTCCGACGACCTCGTGCTCCGCAGCAACGACCCGACCCATGTGGACGAGGTCATGCAGCACGCGATGGACGAGCACCGCCTCCCCGGCGGGTCTCTCGTCGCGGCTGGTGGCTGGTGCGCGCCGAGCGAGATCATCTACGACCTCTGCGAGCTGGAGTCCGGCGACGGCCTGCTCTCGATCCCCGAGATCAGCGTCGCTCGCGGCGGCATCCAGTGGACGACCGGCCCGGACTGGTCGGACATCTGGTCGCAGACCGGCTTCTGCTTCACCGAGGCGGAGGACGAGACCGGCGCGTACGTCGAGCCGGTGGCGGCGGGCGACCAGCCCAACACCGTCGGCCCCAAGCCGTGTTACACGGTGGAGTGCCCGGACTTCCAGGAGGAGCGGCTGCGGGTCTGCGGGCTGTGCATCCAGTCCGGCCTGCTCCAGCAGCGCGGCTACCCGGAGGTGCTCGCCCGCACGGTGCGCGGCGCGCTCATCGCCCACGACCACAAGATGTCGGCGGCGATGATCCAGGCGATGGTGGCCGGCTCCACGCCGATCACCATGACCGCCGCCACGGTCGGCACCGCCGCACCGCTGCTCACGGCCATCGAGCTGCAGGTCGAGCACTATCGCTACAGCCACCGGATGTCGCGCTCCACCACCCTCGAGGCGATCTTCCCGTACTGGGTCCGGGGCGCGATCCGCTCCGACCTCGCACTTCGGCTCGGCGTGGACCTGCTCGCGGTGACCGACGCCATGATCGATGGCTGGTTCCGGCTGCGCGGCATCGCCCCGCAGTACGTCTACGACTGGCAGCCGCTGGACACCGTGGCCGCCGACGCCTTCAAGGTGTGGCCCGCCAACGTCCAGTTCCTGCTCTACTCGGCGGGCACCTGGGTCCGGGGCGTGGCCGACGTCATCACGCTGGACACCATCTACGACTCGACGCTGCTGGCGAACAACGACTTCACGGCGCTGTTCACCGAGGACGCCTGGCTGCCGGCCAAGCTGTGCGTCGACTCCCGCGTGATCACCGTCCCGGTCTGCTCCACCGGCGAGACCGGCGGTGGCCTCGACCTGGCCTGCGACGGCACCGCAGCCCCGGT